TGCTCTACGGCAACGCCTACGTTTTGAAGGAACGCGAACCGCAGCGCCGTCTGGTGTCGTCGGCCTACGTGCTGAATCCGCGGCGCGTCAAGCCTCTAGTGACCGAGGGCGGGGATGTCTACTACGAACTCGATCCCGACAATCTGTCGCGCGTTGCCGAGAAGGTGATCGTGCCGGCACGCGAGATGTTTCACGACAGCATGGTGTGCCTGTTTCATCCGCTGGTGGGCGTCTCGCCGATCTACGCCGCCGGTATCTCGGCCACGCAAGGTCGTCGTATTCAGTCGAACAGCACGACGTTCTTCGACAACATGAGCCGCCCCTCGGGCGTACTCACTGCGCCCGGAAAGATCGACGACGAGACCGCGGCCCGCCTCAAAAAGCAGTTCGAGGAGAACTTCAGCGGAAAGAACGTCGGGCGCACGATGGTTGGGGGGATGGGGCTCAAGTACGAGGCGATGACGATCCCGGCCGAGCAGGCGCAGCTGATCGAGCAGTTGCGCTGGACCGTCGAGGACGTGGCGCGGACCTTCCATGTTCCGCTCTACAAGGTTGGCGGGCCCGTGCCTGCCGGGAGCTCGATCGACGCTCTGAATCAGGCCTACTACTCGGACTGCCTGCAGGCGCTGCTTGAATCCGCTGAAGCCGTGCTCGACTTCGGCTTGGAGTTGCCGACGAAGCGTTACACCGAGTTCGACCTTTCGGGCCTGTTGCGCATGGACCAGATGGCCCAAATCACGATGCTCGCCGAGGGCGTGAAATCTGGCATCCGGGCGCCGGACGAGGCGCGCGCGAGGCTGAATCTTCCTCCGGTGCCGGGCGGGAAATACCCCTATCTCCAGCAGCAGAACTTCTCCCTTGAGGCTCTCGCCAAGCGCGACGCGCAGGAAGACCCGTTCGGCACGAAGCCCAAGCCCGAGCCGGTCGCTCCGCCCGCCTCGTCGAACGACGACGAGGTCGATGAGGATGCCGAAGTAGCCGCAGCATTGGCCGATGCTTTCGTACGAAAGCTCATGGATTCGAGCGCGCCTGCGCCGACCGCCGCGATGAATACGGTGATTTCTGCAGCGAATCACATCGAGCGCTCGCATGACAGAGTTATACAGAGAATGGAGGAGTTGGAACTTCTGCTTGCGAGCCCGGTTGAGCCCATTTACGACGATCGCGGCATGCTGATAGGGGCTCGCCGCGTCCCAAAACCCAAGGATGGAGCATGAGCAATTTGACTGGTCAACGTGGCGAACTCGGCATGACCATAACGGTCAAGCGCAAGGCGACTGGAAAAGAGGAAACGTATCACCTGACTAGCGTGGTCGAAGGCGATGACGCGGTGAAGGCGCAGCGCATAGTCAAAGAACTGAACCCAATAAAGGAGAGCGAAGATGGCGGTAACGCACTCGACAGCAAGTAGGGACGCCGCGACGAACGCCGTCGTCGATCAACTCGACGGCGCGGGGAGCAAGCTGTGCTTTCGCATCTCCGCGGCTGGGGCGATTGCCGCGACGCTGACGTGTGCAACGCCGGCATTCGGCGCATCATCGACCGGCACCGCGACGGCTGGAGCGATTGCGAGCGACACGAACGCGGCCGGCAATGCGAGCCCGGTATCTCACGCGACGCTACAGACCAGCGGCGACGTGGTGGCGATCACCTGCCAGGTGGCGGCGAGCGGTAGCGACATCGACATGACGAACGGGCTCACGGTCGCGAGCGGCGACACAGTTTCATGCAGCAGTTTGACTTACACGGCGCTCTCCGCATAGGGCATAGTGCTCCTATGAGAATGCCCTGCGAAAAACATCCTGACGCGAAGCGCGCGACGGATGGGCGGTGCTCGAAATGCGAGAGCGTGCGGCGCATGGAATATCGCGCCCGCAATCTTGACTGTGCGCTTGCATACAGGGCCGCGTACAAGGAGCGCGAGCTTCAATTAGCAAAGGAGCGTCACGCCCTGAATCCTGAGCCGCGTCGGGCCAGCGTGAGGAAGTGGAAACAAGCCAATCCTGACAAGGTGCGAGCGAGAAACGTGGAAAGGTATTGGGCCGACCCCGAAAAAGTGCGGGCGCGCATCAAGGCATGGAAGGTCGCAAACCCCGACAAGGTTCTGGCAAAGGCTCGGGCGTGGAAAGAGAAGAATCCGGAGAAGGCCAAGAAGTTTCGGAATGAATCTGTACGTCGGTGGGGGAAAAAGTATCCAGACAGGCGCGCGGCGTATTGCCGTGGCTACCAGGCCGCGAAGCTGAACGCCACACCCGCGTGGGCCAACAACTTTTTCATCGCGGAGGCGTACCACTTGGCGAAGCTGCGCGAGAAGGTCTGCGGCGGGAAGTGGCATGTTGACCATATAGTGCCGTTGAAGTCGTCGCGCGTCTGCGGCCTTCACGTCGAGCACAATCTGCGCGTGATTCCCGGCGCGGCGAACAGCGCCAAAGGAAACCGCCATTGGCCCGACATGCCCGCGCTTTCGGCATAGCCTGCGCATCCTCTACGCGGACCTCACGACGTGGGAGGGAGACGTGGGCCAGTTCGACGTGTCCCCCTGCCGCGGCGTGCTGAAAGTGGTCCTAGATGGAGTCACCTTTTCCGGCTGGGATCACTACGGCGTGATGGTCGAGCGCGAGCGCACGCTCGTGGGCGTCTGGAAGACGGACGACGAGACCGACCCCTACTTCGGGCGTGGCATGGCGTGGACGTTCGGGCCGAACGGCACGCAGGAGCGCACGCCGTACATGCCGAACGCGGAGCTACCGGATTTCAAGGCGACGCGGCGCGGGCAGTGGGTTAGCGACGACGTGGCGCGGAGCGTGGGCCTGTGACCACGCCCTTCGTTCTCACCGACACCAACTCGGACCTGACCACCCAGGGCACGGTCCACAACAAGAAGGCGCTGGCGGCTGCCGAGGGCGGGACGAGCCTCGACATCACGCTCGCGGGCGGCGGGATAGAGTCGTCGGCGTGGTACACCGAGCCGAACGTCCCGAACCTGACCGAGTGGCCGGCGGGCGACTACACGTTCTCGTTCGATATAGACGCGACCGGCGCGGACATCACCTACACGCTGTCGCTACGCCGGGTGAACTCGTCCGGCTCTACGCAGGCGGTGCTCGGCACCTCGGGGACGCTGAGCGGCACAGGCCTGAAATCTTTCACGGTCGCCATCGGTGCGCCGCTCACGACGAATGCCGGTGATCGGCTGGTAGGTCAAATCATCGCTCAGCGCGGCGCGAGCCACGGCAACCAGACGCTCACGATCAGCGTCAACGGCGCGAACGACAAGCTGATCGGGGCGTGGTCTGAGGCGGCACCTGAGCACGTGACGACCGGGGTGCTGGCTGGCCCCGGTAGCACCATTGACGGCGCTGCGGCTAGGACGAGGGAGCACGCAACGGACGGCGCGCTCACCGCGGCAGGCGCAATGCTGGATGGGGCGGCAAGTCGTCAAGGAGCGCCGGTATCACATGCCACGACCGGCGAGCTTGCTGGCGCCGCCGCGCTCGTTGACGGCACTGCGGCGCGCACCCGCGTTCACGCGACCGATGGCACGCTCGCCGGTCCTGGCTCTACGCTTGATGGCGCCGCAGCGAGAACGCGGGCGCACGCCACCAATGGCGTACTCGCCGCGCAAGGCGCAGTCATCGAAGGCACGGCGGCAAGGGTCGGCGCACCGCCGAACCACGCCACCACCGGCGCGCTCGAAGGCCCCGGCGCGTCGCTCGATGGGACGGCGGATCGCCAGCACGAGCATCCGACGACAGGGACGCTCGCCGGCGCGGGCTCGACGGTAGACGGGACGGCCGCCCGCACGCGCGTTCATGCCACGGATGGGGTACTCGCTGGGCAGGCCGCAGCACTCGATGGCGCAGCCGCCCGTACGCGCGCCCACGCCACGGACGGCGTGCTGGAGGGCCAGGGCAGCACGCTGGACGGCACCGCCGCCCGCGTGGGCGAGCCGGTAGAGCACAGCACGAGCGGCTCGCTCGTCGGCCAAGGGGCGCAAATCATTGGCGATGCGGCGAGGCCAGCGCCGATAGATGAAGGAATTGTCGGCTTCGTCCCGATGCCTATGCCGCGCCGGCGGCTGCCGGTCCAGCATGTGGCCAGAGGGCGGCTACACGGCAGAGGAGCAAAGGTGCGGGGGATGGCGCATATCACGCCAACTGGGCAAAACAGGCTTGCATTGCTGCTGATAGCGACTTGAAAGGATTCCGATCAATGGGAAAGCTCGACATCAGCGCCATCGCCGAAAAGATGGTCGGCGCCGTTCGCGCCGCAGTCGGTCAATCCGAGGGCATCCTGAACGGAAAGATTGAAGAGCTGTGGGCGTACATCAAGGCGATGCCGGGGCCCCAGAAGGGCGACCCGGGCGAGTCTGGCAAGGACGCCAACATGGACGTCGTGCGCGAGTTGGTCACGGCGGCCAAGGCCGAGGCCGAGGCCACGCTTACAGCTCGCCTTAACGCATTGGAGGCACGCCTGGAGGCCATTCCGGGACCGCAGAAGGGTGACGCAGGCGCGCCTGGCGAGCCCGGCCGGGATGTGGACATGGACGCGGTTTCCGAGCTTATTTCCATCGAGGTCAAGGAACAAGTCGCGAAGATCCCCCCAGCGAAGGATGGTGCCCCCGGCAAAGATGGCCAGAGCGTGCACCCGGACACCCTGACCCTCATGGTGCGCGAGGCTGCCGAGAAGGTCGCCGCGGCGCTGCCGAAGCCCAAGGACGGCCGCGACGGCTTCAATCTGGAGGACATCCAGATCGAAATGGGCGCGGACGGCCGCACGCTGTCGCTCAAGTTCGTTCGGGGTGAAGACGTTGTGCAGCGCGACATTCGCATCCCGGCCATGCTCTACTGCGGGGTCTGGCGTGAGGGCGAGCACGAGCCTGGGGATGTCGTGACCTGGGGCGGGTCGGCCTGGCACTGCAACGAGAAGACGACGGAGAAGCCCGGCGCCTCTCCGCACTGGCGGCTGATGGTGAAGGAAGGCCGGCCTGGCAAGGACGCGGGTGGCGCGCGCGCGCCGCGCGGTGACTCCGTGGTGCGCATGCGATGAACCGCTGCGACGGTTTTCTGCTCGAGTTGATGACCGCGCCGATTACCGAGCCGGTGACTATCGGCGAGATGATCGAGCAGGTGCGCGAGTTCACGAGCCTTGCGCAGGCATCCGAGGACCGGCTGACGGCGCTCATCACGGTGGCGCGGCAGTGGGTCGAGCGATACACGGGACGTGCATTGGTAGACCAGAAGTGGCGTCTGAACATAGGCGATGCCAACGCGATCTTTCGGAACGTGGATTCGGACACAGTGACGGGCTACTACCGAGGGCCGTATGAGGCGCTGCGCGATGGGCGGATTCTTCTGCGGCGCTCGCCGGTCATAGAAATCACGCGCATTGCCACGGTGGACTCTGCGGGCGACGAGACGGTGGTGGATTCAGCGACCTACGAACTGCGGGAGGCAGACTCGAAGTGGCCTTCGGTGCTGGCGCTGACTGGGAGCCTAGCGGGGCCGATACGCATCGAGTTTCGGGCGGGGTTCATCGACACGAGCGCGAGCCCGTTTGTCGGCGAGGTGCCCGAAATCTTCTTGCAGGCGCTCAGGCTGCACGCCGAGGCGCTCTACAACAAGGACGAGAAGATGATGGCGCTGCTGGTGAAGGTGGCCGAGAACCTTTTGGACGGCGAGAGCGCGAACCATGGTTTTGCATGATCCTGCGCCGGCTGCCCGATTCCAGGTACAGCGAAGTGATGTCGGCCTGGAAGGGCCGCACGGTCGCCATTCTCGGCGGCGGGCCGTCGCTCACGATGGAGCAGGTGGGCATAGTGCGCATCGAACACGAGGGCGGGCGGCTGCAGTGCATAGCGGTGAATGACTCGTATCTCGTCGCGCCGTTTTCTGACTTGCTCTACGCCGCGGACGCGAAGTGGCACGACTGGCACACGAAGGGCATCCCGAAGCCAGCCATCGGGCTGTCGGCCGAGGAAGTCGCGCGGAGATTCAAGAGCTTCGCCGGCCAGAAGTGCAGCATTGCCACGCAACAGAACCGAATCACGGACGACGCGACCCACGTCCTGAAGAACAAGCACGGCAATAATCACGGCTCGGGCATCTCGCTCGATCCGCAGTACATCGTGACCGGAAGTCACTCCGGGCACCAGGCGTTGAACGTCGCCATCCTTGCCGGTGCAGCGAAGCTGTTGCTGCTCGGCTTCGATGGCAAGGCACTGGACGGAAGGACGCACTGGCACGGTGGACACCCCGAGACGACGCCGGCCTCGGACTATGCGAGCCGGGCGAGGGCGTGGACGATGAGCCAGCATGAGATCAAGGCGACGGGCGTTCGGATCATCAACTGCTCGCTGCAGTCGAGCATCGGGTTGTTCGAGAAGATGTCGCTTGAGCAGGCGCTATGCGTCGCGACGCAGTAACCGGCGAAGTCATCGACCCGCGCATGGCGAAGCGCATCCGGGGCGG